GTCATGCCAGCCGCCGGATCGATGACGCCGGCCTTGCCCCCCTTCGGCTCGAGCGCGACGCCGGATTCGCTGAGGAACCCGGTGTACTGCTCGGCGAAGGCGACCGCGTCCTTCTGCGCCTGCAGCCGGCCGCCGAGCTCCCTGGCCTTCGTCTCGGCGTTGGTGAACCGCGTCTGCTCCTCGGCCGTCAGGTCGCGATTGTCCTCGACGCGCACGCGCCCCAGATTCCGGATCTCCGTCAGCGCCGATCGCAAATCTTCATGCAGCGTGCTCATCGTCGGGACTCCTGTAGTAACGCTTCGATAGGACCGAGCCAGGTGAGATCCGGCACGACGATCACCGGTGCCGGGACGGCTTTCACTTCCTCGGGCGCGGGCGGCGGATCCGCCGCGGCGGCGTGCTCGGTGACGAACGCCGCGAGCTCGTCGGCCATCGTCTGCAGGCGCGTCAGGTGCGCGCGTGAGATCACGCGCCCGGCCTTCGTCGCGAGCAACGTGGTCTCGGGATTCGCGCCGATGAGACAGGGCCCGACTTCGATCAGGTCCACCGCGGTCAGCTCACGGACGAGGCCCTGCTCGTTGTCGCGCACGAATTGAAAGGCCTTCGCCTGGAACCCGATCGAGAACTCGACCAGGGCCCGCGCCTGCATCGCGCGAAAGATGTGGGCGGCCGGGGCGTGCTCGAGGTCGAGCTGCGCCTTCACGATGAGGCCCGCGCTGTCCTCGCGCGCCTCGAGGACATGCCCGATCAACGCGTTCGGATCACTCCAGGCGTGCGCATAGACGACAGGAATCTTCGCGGCGCGCACTTCCCAATCGGCCAGCGTGTCGGCGAAGGCTCCCGGCACGATCCGGTCGCCGTACGCGTCCACGTTGCCGGTCGCGGCGACGCGCGCGACGAACTGCCCACTGGCATCCACCGGCTCCTCGAGCACGGCCTTCTTGAATTCGATCGCCATGTCAGTGCACCACCGGCGCGGCCGTCTTCGCCGCCACGGCTTCCGCGCGGGCGGCTTCCGCCTGGCCGACGTCGGTGTTGAGCGGCAGGATCGGCCGGTCGTAGATCGCGTCGTCGATGCGCGGTAGGTTGAGGCGCGCGCGGCCTTCGTTGATGGTCATCGGCGGCGCGCCGCAGGTCGCGCGCAGCGCCTGGCCCTGCTCTTCGAACGATCCCTGGAGCTTCTCGGCGATGTTGAACTCGGCGTAGAGGTTCGCGCTGTCGGTGAACCCGGCCAAGATCCCGCGGTTGATCTCCTGCTCGAACATCGAGAACCACGGGCCGAGGCAGTCCTGATACAGCTGCTTGTGCTGCTCGCCCATGTTCGAGAACGTCGCGTGCTCGAGGTTCCCGACCATCGTCAGCGGAATGTGGAAGAGCGCCGCGACCTGTTCGCGCGCCGTCTTCTGGGTTTCGTTGAGTTGCGACTGCTCGGCCGAATACGAGATGCCCTTATAGGTCATGCCGTCTTCGAGGAGCGCGGTGTGGCCCGCGGCTTCCACGCCGTGGTGCTGCCCGTGCCAGTCCTGGACGAACTGCTTCGACTGCTCGGGCGACCAGCGCGGCGCATCCTTCGGACGCTCGATCACGCCCGACATACGCGCGCCGTTGCGAAAAAAGTATTCCTGATACCGCAGCGCGGCCCGGCTCTGCGCGAGCAGTGGGCGCAGCGTCTCGAGCGGCGAGAGCCCGAGCCCGCCGGTCGGGTCGTAGAACTGGAACAGGACCAGGCGGTCGCGCGGGATGGTTTCGACGCGCCGATCCGGCCACGTCACGTCATGGACGCGCAGGCCACTTTCCAGGCGCACTCGGATCTGCGCGCCCGAGACTTCGTAGAGCGCGAGCGCGGGCGTCTGGCCCGGCCGGTCCACCTTCACCCAGGCCGCGGCGCCGAAGATCCCGAGGTCCTGGACGGTGCGTTCGAGGAACGTGTAGGCCGTCTCGAGCGGATTCGGGTGCGCGAGCAGCTGCGCCGCCGGATGGTCGCGTTCGCGGATCCGGCTGTCGTCCTCGAGGCGGCGATAGATATGGACGCCGACCTGCGCGATGTTGCGCGCGAGGAAGTCGATACAAGTGCGGACGGCGGGCTCGCGGCGATAGAGGTCCGCGTAGGCTTGCGTCCACGCCGACGTGCTCACGCCTTCCGGAAAGACCGTGTACCCGACGTTCAGCGAAATGGGTTCATAGGTTGCGCGCCACGGACCCCAGATCCGGCGGATCGTGTTCGTGGCGCGCGTGAGAAGGGCGGCTGCCAAGGCGCAGGCAGCGTCACCGGGCGGGCGGGTGCGTGACTAGAGGGTGTCGTCACCGCGGCAACCAGTTGCAACGGGCGGCAACGGGCGGCAACTAGGATTTCTGGGGATCCTCGTCGCGATAGCGCACGCGGACACCGGTGGCGGGCGCCACGCGCGAGACTTCGATCGCGCCCTTCTTTGCCCAGCGCCAGGCGGTGACCCGATCGATCCCTTCGCGTTCGCAGAACTCCCGAATGCGATAGCCGCGGGCCGACGGCTGGCCGGCGGGCTGCGTCGGTTTGCTCACGTCCAGAGATCCTCGTCAGATGCGGGCAGGGAGGGCAGCACGATCAACCGATGATCGTCGTAGGCCGTGGTCGGCGCCGTGGCACGGTTCAATCCGTCGAGCGCGAGGATCAACGCGTACACTCCGTCGATTTTTTCGGTGGCCCGCTTGCGATCCGGCTTGAGGCGGCCGTCCGGGTCGCGGGTGACCACCATGTTACTCGCGTTCCACCTGAGCACCGGGTGCCCGCCGTGCCGCAGCGTGCCGGCCGTGACGCGCTCGCCGAGCGCGGAGGTCGGGTCGTGCAGCGTCGGGTACCCGGGACGTAACGGCACCATGACGACGCCTTCCGCCTCGAGCTCGCCGGCGAGCTGCTGCGCGTTCCAGGGATCGTACCGGAGCTCCGCGACGCCGTACGTTCGCGTGTCCGCCAGGACCGCGGTCCGGATCGCGGCGTAGTCGAGCGTGTCGCCGGGCAGGACCGTCAGCCAGCCGTCCTTAATCCACTGCCGGTAGCTGACCTGGACGACCTCGTCGCGGCGTTTCTTGAGCACCGCCTCCGGAATCCAGAACCGGCACAGGACGTCGACGATGCCGTCCTCGTCCTCGGCGATCCAGACCAGCGACGTCAGGTCGCGTGTGGCCGCCAGGTCGAGGCCGCCGTAGACGACGCGCGACCCGAAGGCCTGCGGCGCCGCGGCGCTCTTGTCCCAGAGCGTGATGTCCAGCCAGCGCTCGGCCTGCTCGACCCACTGGTTCAGGTAGTACCGACGAAACGCGTTCTGTGCCGTGAGCAGCTCGCGCGCCTTCCGGGCCTCCGCGCGCAGGAAGTCGATCCGCACCGACACGCCGAGGTTCGGGTTCGCCTTGCGCCAGGTCGCCGGGCTCGCCCAGTCGTCGGTGGGATCGGCGGCCGCGATGAACGCGAACCAGGAGTCGTCGTTGGGCAGCAAGCCCTGGAGCATCTTGAGGCTGTAGTCGTGCAACCGCCACCCGATCGATTCCTGGCCGACGCCCGCAGTCGTCGTGTAGATCACCAGCGGTTCCTCCCGGGCGCCCATCGAGGTTTCGACGACGTCCATCAGCTCGCTCGTGCGGTACGCGTGCGCTTCGTCCATCACCGCCACCGACGCGTTCAGGCCGTGCTGCTGGGGCGTGTCCTTGGAGATGGCCTCGATCTTCGACGTCGTGGCATCGTGGGCGATCGCGTGCTGCCCCGCGAAGAGCCGCGACGAGAGCGCCCGGGACTTCAACACGAACTGCCGTGCGCATTCGAACACGATGCGCGCCTGCTTGCGGGCCGTGGCGACGCAGTACCCTTCGGCGCCGGGCTCGCCCGAGAAGAACGTGGCGAGCAGCAGCAGGCCCGCGGCCAGCGTGCTCTTGCCTTGCTTGCGGGTGAGTTCTAGCCAGGCCTTCCGGTAGCGCCGATGACCGGCGGCATCGCGCCAGCCCCACAGCGACCCGACGATAAACACCTGGAAGGGGCGCAGCGCGAACGGCTCACCGGCCCACCGGCCCTTCCAGTGCGTGAGGTGCCGAAAGAAACTGATCGCCCAGCGCGCGTGCGCCGGCGACCAGGTGTAGCCGCGCGTTGCGGCGTGCGCCAGGTCGTCGAGGTGCCGGGCGCAGGCGAGCCGCACGCCCGTGGCCACCAGCGCGGGTGGCCGGGCGAGGGTCCCCCGGGCGTACGCCGTGACCGGATCGCCGGCGTCACCGTTTCCGCGGCCGCGCGAACGGGACGACCGCGCCGACCTTCGGCCCCTTGAGGAACGCGTCGAACTCCGGATCGGTTTCGCCCTCATGCGTCAGGACCTTGTTGGCC